AGACAACGGCGACAAGATCGAGAACGTATACGGTCAGATTCTCGTCACGTGCTGTCTCGACCCTGAAGACGGTTCACCCGTGTTCACTGAAGACGACTTGCAGTGGCTCATGACTGAGAAGTCAGGTGCAGTCATCGATCGTCTCGTGACAAGTTGTCTCGAAGTTTCAGGCTTGAAAGAGAAGGCAATCGATGAAGCGGGAAAGTCTTACTCGGCTTCCCCGACAGATTCGGGCGAAGCCAACCTGAGAGACGATCTTACTTCCATCTAGCACGTGAACTAGGTATGACAGTCGGTGAACTTATGGACTCGATGACGAGTTCAGAGTTTGTCGAGTGGTGTGCGTTGTTCAAGATTGAAGCAAGCGAACGAGAACAACAACAACAGCGAGCAAAGTCAAGATCGAGAAGATAACCAATGGCACAAGCAACAGTCGGCACAGTCAACGTCGTTCTCGGTCTTGACTCGAAGCCGCTTATCGCTGGTGTCAAAGCCGCTCAGAAGACTGTCGAAACTCTTAGTGATTCTTTTGACAAGATCGGTCAAGATGCGTCTGCTGGTGCGTCAAAGGCTGAGAAAGCAGTTCAGAAGGTTGCTCAAGAGACGAAGCAATCTCTCAGCAAAGTTGAACAAGCATACGAGAAAGCGTCTTACGGTGTCGATGAGTTCTCTCTTGCTTATCATGAGATGGCTCGCAAGGTTGCGAACGACTCGAAGAAGATCACTCAAGCCGCTGACAGTGCGTCTCGTGTAGGTAACAAGTTCACTGACATGGGTAGCAAGATGACCTCTGTCGGTACGAAGATGTCAATGGCTTTGACTGCACCGATGTTGCTCGCAGGCGGTCAAGCAATCAAAACAGCGAACGACTTTGAGTTCTCGATGCAATCAATCGTGGCGATGGTCGGCTTGTCTGAAGACAAAGTTCATGACATGGGTATCGCGGCTCGTGAAATGGCGAAAGAATACGGTGGCAGTGCTGTTCAAGCCGCTGACGCTTTGTACTTCGTTGCGTCAGCAGGTATCGACGGTGCGACAGCAATGCAAGTTCTTGAGCAGTCGTTGAAAGCATCAGCGATCGGTATGGGCGATACGAGCATCATTGCTGACACTGTGTCGTCTGCGTTGAACGCTTATGGTATCGAGAACTTGTCTGCGGCGCAGGCAACAGACTTGATGGTTGCGTCAGTTCGTGAAGGCAAGATGGAAGCAGACGCTCTCGCAGGTGCTTTGCCGAGAGTTCTGCCTATTGCGTCAGCGATGGGTGTGTCTTTCAACGAAGTCGGTGCGGCGTTTGCGGCTATGAGTCGTAACGGTACAGACGCAAGCGAAGCGGCAACTCAGATACGTGGAATCTTGTCTTCGTTACTGCAACCAACCAAACAAGCAGAAGAGACGATGAACAGTCTCGGTCTGAGTAGTGCAGGCTTACGTCAACAGATCAAAGAGAAAGGCTTGCTCTCAGCGTTGCAGACACTGACAACAGCGTTTGGTGATACTGACGAAGCACAAGCGGCAGTCTTCGGAAACGTTCGAGTATAGACAGATATAAATAGTATGTTCTGATAATCTATAGCTACCACGGCAAAGATTGTAGAGTATCTTTCAGTAAACACAGGCGACGCAGACAAAGCGTTCCAAGCAATGTCGTCGACAGGTGCTTTCAAGATGAAGCAAGTCATGGCAGAAGTGAAAGATGCTTTCATTAGTCTTGGTCAAGTTCTTGTACCGATAGTTGTGCCTGCGTTGAAGATGGTTGCGACAGCGTTCGAGAAAGTCATGACGGCTATCAATGCGATGCCGAACTTCTTGAAGACGATCATCGTTGTGCTTGCTGGTCTTGTTGCTGTTGGTGGTCCGTTGTTGATCATGCTCGGTTCGTTAGTGAAAGCGTGGGCCGCATTGAAAGTTGCTATGGCTGGCGAGGCGTTCAAGAGTGCGATCGCATCATTCGCCGCCGCTGGTCCGATTCTTGCGGGTGTTGCTATCGCTGTCGTCGCTGTAGCGGCTGTGTGGTACACGTTCAGTCAGAACGCAAAGGAAGCGCAAGAACGTCAAGAAGACTTGACGAGTGCTCTCATTGATGCGGGTGATGAAGCGGCGAATCTGACAGGTAACGTGACCGCTTTGATCGACGAGTACGCCGCTCTCAAGGGTGAGGCTACAGAGAACCCGCTCGGTGGTCAGTCAGGTGCTGACGCTTTTGTTCTTGCTCAACTTGGTGCTAACGGATTATCTCAGGCAATTCTTGACGCAGGTCTTGTTGTTTCAGACGTTACGAAGACAACGCAAGACGGCACAGATTGGTTCGGGAAGTATGCGAATGAACTAGATACCGCCACTGATGCCGCTACTCGTAACGAATACAAGCAAGCGGATATGCTCGTTCAGTTAGAGATGATCGGCAAGACGGGCAACGCAGTCGCTGATTCTTTGATCGCACAGTACGAAGCAGGCAAGTTAAATGGTGCTCAGTTGATCAACAGTTTCGAGGCTCTTGACAACGTTGCTGATGCGTTCGACGACAACAGAGAGAAACTAGAAGAGAACGCAAAAGCGATGCTCACGAATACTGACACGGTTGCAGGCTTGAGCAACATACTCGGTACAGAATATCTCAACAACCTAATCGCATCGTCTATTGCTGAAGCAGAAGCCGCTGGCATCACAGACGTGTACGCATACGCTCTTGAGAAAGTTCGTGTAGCCGCTGACAACACATTGAACAGTCTACGACCTGTCACCGAAGCGATGGTCGTTGAAGCAACAGCGGCAACACAATCGACGAACGCACTCACAGCACTCAGTGGAATCATGGAACTTCTACGTCTTAATAGCGAAGACGGCAAGATAGGAATCATGAACGTCGCTGACAGTCTCGGCATATTAGAGAACGTTGCTGGCAACGAACTACAAATGGCATTGATCAACGCTCAAGAAGCATCAGTGAAACTGACTGACGGGTTCTCTGATCTCGGTGACGGTGGTCGTAATGTCGAGATGGTTGTTCGCAAGCAGATGAGTGAGATGGTCAAGTTGATTGGCACTGTCACAAGTCTTGGTGGTTCTGCAACAGATGTCGTACCGACTCTCGTCGGTATGTACAACAACTTGCTCGCTGGTGCTGATGCCGCTGGTATCAATCGTCAAGAGATTCTGAACTTGATTGATCAGATCGATATTCTTGACGGGCTATCACCTGAGATCGTTGCTTACTTCACGATGGACGTGAGCGAAGTCAAAGCACAGATCGCTCAAGTGTTGAGAATGTTTGGCGGTGTGCAGGCTGGTGGCTCGCTTGAAGGTCGTCTGAAAGAGCGTCTCACTTTCTTGAACGATGTACTCATTGCACTTGAATCGAAACCGAAGCGCACTGGTGGCGGTGGCGGTGGCGGCGGTTCTTCTAAGCCTGACCCGAAGAACGACTTTGCTTGGGTTGAAGGTTGGGTCAACGACATTGCTGACTACACGAATCAACTGATGTCGACAGACTTCCGTGACGCTCTGATGACAGGTTCGTCAAAAGATATTGGCAAAGCATTACAAGCAACGCTCGAAGAAGCCGCTCGTCTCGGTCTTGACACGTTGCCACAGTTCGCAGGGTTCATTGACAAGATCAAGGCACAGTTCGCTCGACTCAGCAATATGGCTGACGTACGTGACGTACTTACAACACAACTCGAAGACGCAACGAAAGCACTCGAAGACTTCAAGTCAACACTCGAAGAAGCACAAATAGCGGCAGGCAAGTTCGACTCAACGATCACAGGCAGTACAGCACCATCGAATACGTTGCTCGATCAAGCATTAGAAGCACAGAAGAAGTACGACGAACTGTTCGCAAAGAGCGAGTCACTCAAGCAACAGCAGAGTGACCTTGCAAAGAGTGTCTCTGATTCTGTGATGCAACCGATCACAGCGAAGAACCCGCTCGGCAACGCACGCAAGATGCTCGCTGAAGCGTCGAAGTTCCGTGACAACTTGACTTCGTTGCGTGATGCAGGATTCGGTTCAGACATCATCGCACAGGTCGCACAAGCAGGCGTTCTTGAAGGTAACAAGATCGCCAAGAGTCTTCTCAGTATGTCAGCAGGAGACATCGCTGAACTGTTGAGCGTTCGATCACAGATATCAGCAATCGCTACAGAGTCAGGTGCTCTTGTAGGCGAAGTTGTGTTCGGTGCTGACATCGCTGGCGCAGAGAGCGCACTAGCAACTCAGAACGCTCTCGTGCGTCAACTGTTCACTGACGCTGTTGCACAAGCACAAGCGCAGTTCGATCAACAGCAAACACTTGTCGACGGGCTAGAGACAAGTCTTGAGAGTGTGAATACGCAGATGGCAGAACTCGTCACAGCGATTCAAGTTGATCTTCACGACACGATGTTCACGTTCCTTGCAGGCTTTCAAGGTGGCATTGACAAACTCACGACACCTGTTGCGGCATCGGTGTACGACAATCTTCAAGCGGGTCAGCAGACGAACCTTGCTGACGGTGCGCTTGCGAACGGTGGCGCAATCGTTGGCGGTATCTACTTGCCGCCGGGTATTGACTTCAGTGGATTCCACAGTCAAGGCGGTATCGCTATGAAGCCGAGTATCGGTGTAATCGGTGAGAGCGGACCTGAAGCGATCATTCCTCTGTCACAGATGAACAACTACGGCGGTGGTGGTGACACGTACGTCACTGTCAACGTGAACGGCTCTGTCACTTCAGAACGCAACCTTGTCGAAGCGGTACGTGTCGGCTTGTTGAAGATTCAGAAGTCGGGAAGAACGACAACGATATGACGCTACCTGACATCGACGTTCTGATTCGACCTGCGTCTTCTTTCGCCGCTGACGGTACAGCAATTCTTGGCACTGTGAAGTTGGGTGCTCTGCTTGGTGCAACAACGCCTGCTGGTGTGAATACAGGTGTGGCAAATACTGCTTACTTCGGTATCGGTTCGCCGATGCTACTTGGCCCCGCTCAAGCGGCGTTCATATCGATCGCTGGTTCTGTTACGTCAGTCAGTATCAAGCGAGGTCGTACAAGAGCGATTGACAGTTTCGACACGGGTACAGCGACTTGTACGTTCGTTGATACGACAGGTCAATTCAATCCTGACAACACGTCTTCAAGTCTGTATCCGTTCGTGTTGCCGTTGCGTCAGTTCCGTATCGTCGCTACTGTCGGCTCAACTGTCTATCAACTGTTCAACGGTTACACGACACGCTACACGTACGAGTTCGAGCCGGGTATCAACGCAACACTCGTAACGATTGAAGCCGAAGATGCGTTCCGTGTGTTGAATATGTCAACTGTTTCAACGATCACGTCTTCTGCGTACAACGACTTCACAGGAACTCGTATCGGTTATATCTTGACAGCGTTGAGCGTGCCGAACAATATCCGTGAACTATCAACAGGCATTACTCAAGTCGACAGCGACCCTGCTACCGATCGCTCAGGGCTTGAAGCGATACAGCAAGTAGAGAGCGCAGAAGTTGGTGCGTTCTTTGTTGACAAGCGAGGGTTCTACACGTTCAAGAGTCGTCACGACTTGCAACTTCTTGCCGCTGGTGTAACTACAACGCCACTCGTATTCGACGAGACGACAGGCTTGCCGTTCTCAGGAGTTCAAGTTGGTTTCGACGATCAACAGATCGTCAACTTCATTTCGATCGAGGGTGAACTTCTCACTGGTTCTGTTGCGTCTGACGCTGAGAGCATCACTGACTACTTCAATCGCAGTCTGTCAAAGACAGGTTCACTATTGACGAACGATACTGAAGCAACAGATCAAGCGAACTATCTGCTCGGATTCAGACGCAATCCGAAAGTGACTATTGACTCAATCGACATCAACTTCAGTGGGCTTTCAACAGTTGACGCTCAGTCAGTTATCGATGCGGAACTACTTGACCCCGTTACGATCACGAAGACGTACGCTGGCGGTACGCTCTCTCGCACTCTGACGATTCAAGGTATCAGTCACTCAATCACACCGGGTAATTGGGATATGACCTTCGAGTTAGCAGAACCTGTCGGCGGTGACGGTCTTGTTCTTG